GGACTTGGTGAATTACTTAGTGTCGGTGAAAATGAAGGACTAGGACTATATTGAACTTGGTCCTCATCCTCTTGTTCAAATTTTTCATAAGCAATTACTTCATTCCAACTAACAGAAACTCCATCCCATCTATAAATTTTAATAAATTCTCCCCTATCAGCAAGAGCATAATACCCACAATCTCGTTGCCAAATTAAATCTAATTTTTCTACAGTTTCTGGATATTTTATTTTTCCCATGTCGGAACCTCCATAAATTTATTAATTAACCAATCTAATTCATGTCTCTGCTTACGCCAAATCCTCTCGGTTTTCCACTTCTTAGTGTACTCACTACCCTTATCAGCCTCTTCGCTATTTAAGCTATATCCCCTACCCTCTGTCTTATGCCAGTGAGCATACCAAGTACCTTTATTTACCTTGACTTTTCCACCACTTAACCACGTTTTTAACCCAATTTCTTGAAATTCTGAGGCAAAACTACCATAATTCTCTTCATCCATTAGCTCTAACCAGTAAAAATAGGTCTTTTTCATAAACCAGCAACTACCCTGACTACTCATCAGATCATCAATCTGCTTCTTATATAATTCCGGATCATTGTTTTTCTCCTTCCAAACTACACCGTGTAGATCTTTGGAGAGATACATGTAGTCAACTGGATACTTATCATCGCTTCTCTCTTCAACCTGCCACTTCTTCACATCCAAGGGATATCTCCTCGGCACAACCACCCAATCATAATCACAATCCTTGGCTAGTATCTCGTCATAACCCTCACCAATAATACAATGAGCGTCTATTTTGAGTAAGTATTCACCTTTGGCTATCGAAGCAGCCGAATTTATAGCATTACGCATACCAGTAGCTTTGGAAAAGTGGATATAAGTGACTCGGGGATCAGAAACTATCTCTTCTGCAGGAGGCCAATAGCCTTCCAGAACAGCAATTATCTCAATTTCGCCAGTAGCTTTATAGAGAAGATCTTGAATTGTCTGTTGGAGATAGGGTTCGTTTCTTGAGGGGATGATAACAGATGTACTCATATCATACATCGTATCAAAGTTTTACATTCTAGTCAAAAGGGAAACTTGGTGAAGGTGAATCTGAGGCAGATACTGATACTGATGGACTGACAGACAAACTTGGGCTAGCAGATACTGAAGCAGATGGGCTAGATGATTTAGTCGCACTAGCAGAAACTGAAGCAGATAAACTAGGTGAAGGCGACTTAGAGAGCGAAGCCGAGACACTTGGTGACAAACTGATTGACGCAGAGCCAGAAACTGAAGGTGAGGCGCTGACCGATACTGATGGACTCGGGGACCTACTATGTGAAGGCGAAGATGACGCACTTGGTGTTGAGCTTGGAGAAGCAGAAGGTGACACACTTGGGGAGGCAGAAATTGAAACTGATGGGGAAGTACTTGGTGTAGCACTTGTCGTAACTGACGGTGATAGTGATACAGATAATGAAACTGAAGTACTCGGTGTTGAACTTGGCGTAGCAGAAGGTGACAAACTTACTGAAACACTTGGCGTAGCACTAGGCGAAGCCGATTGAGTCAAACTTGGGGAAGGACTCTTGGACCATGAAGTTGAAACACTTGGTGAAACTGATGGACTGAGCGAGGTAGAAACTGATTGAGAAACCGAAGGAGAGAGAGAAATACTCACACTTCCGGTTATACTTGGTGAGAGAGAAATAGTTACACTTGGTGACAATGATCCTGAGAGAGATGGACTGAGCGAGGTAGAAACTGACGGACTCGCGGAACCTGATAAGCTGATTGATACTGAAGGTGACACTGACGGACTCGCTGAAGGTGATAAGGATACAGATGTAGAGGGTGAGAGAGAAAGAGATAAACTCGGAGAAGCCGACATAATCTGACCAAGTAAAGTCCAAGAAGCAGTCGTACTATCCCCCACGTTAATATAGATATTCATCCCGGACTTATCTAAATCGCGGAATAAAGCACCATGCTTAAAACCCTCATATCCCTGAGGAACTGTATTACCTTCGGCTTCTAAAATTTCATCTATCAGTGGAACTTCAGTGGCATCATTAGAGCCAGCATAATGTAAAACTTTGTTTTCAATATAGGGGTCAAGGGCGGTTAGAAAACGAGCTTCTTGAGTAGTTCTCTTGCCAGAATCGATTGCCTGGATCCTCGTCAATTCCCTCTGAGTAATCACTGGTAAATCGCTTATAAGCTCAAATATAGCCATAGTATTAAGTTAGTGGGAGTGAGTAAACCCATCCCCCACCTTTATTCTCTTGTTATTAAGCAAATGTCCAGTAACCTTCAGCAGCGAAATTTCTTCGAGAGTCAGTTACTTTAGCACCGTATACGAATAGATCTTTGTACGCTGCACCGAAGTTTGCAATCAAGTCTTCTTCGATCCTAGCATCCAATACCTTCTCGGCGAATGTCATCCAAGACGAATGTCCGGCGAGGACTCTATATCCATCGGTATTGTCACCCGTAAGTCTATTAGACCTAAACACCTTAAATCCCTGTAGCTCAGTAATGAAGCCTTTTTTGACAAGCTCACTATAAACCGCAGGCACGTGCAGGGCGACACCTGTCGCTCTAACTAAGATATTTTCAAATATTGGAGGCACAATCAGCCATCTATCACTATCTGGAACACTTGAGTGGCCATTTGACTCAGCTTCATCAAGTTTCTGCTTCAAATTAGCTACTTGTTGTAGCAAATTAGTTGTAGTGATTTCCAGAGTTGTTGCAGCTTGAATGTTATAGGTAGAACTTCCGGCAATCGCTCCACCTGTGTATTGAGAATCTACATCATCCAAGTCATCTTCAATGTAAATGCTTGTTCCACTTGCGTATGAGTCAACCTTAACTCTATACCAAGTAGTATGACCATCAGCCTTGAAAGGTCTACCCTCCATAGCTTCAGTAAAAGTAGTACCAGAGCCAACTACTTCACCAGTTGTAACCGTAATAGTTACCGTACCAGTTGTGTAGTCTGTACCAACTTTGTTACCTGCGCCTACATCTGCATAAAGACCTAATACAAACTCATCCATGTTTTTATTTCTCTCATTAGCAACTTGAGAAACGATGGTTGGGTGTGGATCCTTGACGTAGGATAGCCAGTTGTCAAGAGTTTTCTCAGCCCAGTAGAAGGACTTATATTGGTCTATGATCAATTGAGAGTTATTCTCGGTCAGAGAATCAACAGTTAGATCATCTCCGTCATAAGTTTTCTCGGAAACTCTATCGAAGTTAAGGATATTCAGTTTAGAACCGATAGCATTGATTTCACCCTCATAATTACGATTAACAATCTCGCCAATGAGATCTTTATCGTACATTTCTTTCATTAATTTTTGGGAAAAACCTTGTGCTAAGGTTGTTGCGCGTGCTGCCATATTGGGCCTTGTAGTAATAAGTATCTAGTTTTAGATTCTTTTTACCGGCCCAAAAGGGGTTAGGAAGTTATCTACGTTAAATAATAGAAAAAAACATACTTTATGTCAACTAGCAATTTTATGCTCCAGATTCTATCTTACCAGCCAACAACTTCTTCTTATATTCAGAATAATTCGACTTCATCAAAGCTCGTCCCTGGTCTACTGTAAGTAACTTCGGTTTAGATTTCTTAGCAGGACCACCAGATCCAGTAGGAAACATCTTGCCCTTGTTCTTAACCTTCGACTTTGATTGCTCATGCAAAAATGCAGATACCAGAACCTTAAACGACACACTGTTATTAGTTTCCTCAGTGGCGAATATCTTAAATTCTTCCTGCTTACCTTCTAACTCTGGGGTATCAATCAATGTTTGAGGATCTTCTATAAAACCATCTACCTTCTCATTCCACTTATCAATCTTCTTGCCTTCTTCAGAAGCCTTTTCTATCATCTCAAATCGTCTGCTGCTAATAATACTATCCTTCGCCATCTTCTTCTCAAAATCACTCATGTCCTCCCAATCACCATATTCCTTCTTCATCTCTTTATCAGTCGGCTCTTTGATATCACCAGCTACATCAATTGCTTCATTTAGCTTCCGATTTTTAGCATAGATCTTCTGATTCTCCCTGGAAGAATCGACAAACTTCTTTTTATAATTCGGACTATCTTCGGTTTTAACTTTTTCCCCACTCTCTTCCTCCACTTTCTCATCCTTAACTTCTTCTTCAGACTCTTCATCTTTTTCTTCAGCCTCAGTCTCAACTTCTGAATCATCTGATTCAGCCTCAGTCTCAACATCTTCCTGCTCCTGTTTATCAAGTTCTTCTTTTGTTGCTTCGATTTGATCATCTAGTTCCTGTTTAGTTGGTTGCTTGTGCTTAACCATAATATTATCCTTTCCGGCCCTTTCGGGGTTTGGTTGATAAATTTATATACCTATTTAATGTTACTCGCCATACCAGCAACAGCGCTTTCAAGAGCTTTCCTGGCTTTTTTCGGACTAACTAAAAATGCCTCTAATAGCATATAATTTCTTAGTCTAGCCTTTAAAAGAATGTCTTTTTTAGAGTCAAAATCAGTCTTTGTCAACTCATTCTCTATAGAAGACTTCATGGAGACAATATATTCTCTGATCCTTTCTACAGTAACTTCATTCTTACCCAAGGCCTGAATCCAGCCATTCAGCACATCCCTCTCATCAGAGTTTAAATCTTCATACTTATAACCGACTTTATCTAAAATTTGATCTATTATTCTCATTGTTGTACTGGTTGGGCTGAACTAACCGGTTGAGCCTGTGGTTGACCCTGAATAGGTTGAGCGCCAACACCTTGACCTTGTAGTAATTCTTTGTTTTGTTCTTCGACTTCCATAATATCATTTATCTCATCTGGTGGCAAATCACCAAACTCAAGTAATTTCCTTTGATAAATTTCTAGCAATTTCATATTACCTTGAAATAAAGGAAGAGTAGCATTCAACTTCTGCAAAACCTCAGTATCATTAGCATCCTTCTCATCCTGGGACCAAACCTTCTCTCTATAGCCAGCCTCGGTCATCCAATCATTCGGACCAATCTCTCTGGTGTAAATCTTATTAGTAATTCTACCCTTTTTATAAACCTTAACTGAATCCAGTCTATCGCCAGCAGCCTCTACTAACTTCAAAAACATTCTACCCCTCTGCTTCCATGCCGGAGTGTAAAACTTAGACATACCCTTGATTCTCTCCTTAGCCTCACCTAATGCTAGCTCAACTTCCCCAAGCGTAACTTTCCTAGCAGTCTGAGCGCCCTGTTGAGTAGTGGTAGCTCCAGAAGCATTCTCGATCATTTCGATAACAAACTTCATCTCATCAAGAGATTCAGACAAATCAGGAATATCTACCTTCTGAATTACATCAGATGGCTTACCAGGGACCTTATACCAACCCCAGGGAATCGGATTGAATGCCTGAGGAGCAAAACTATCATCGGCAGCAGTTCCATCCCAATAGTGCATACCGAAGTTTCTAAGTGTTCTATTCTCTACTAACTGTGAATACCAAGAGTTAACTACCTTATTTGGGGTCCTAACAATATCAGCTATACCATCACTCCAAAAATCTTGTCGCTCAAGATCATCAGCCCATGAGTTATATGGAAAATGATTTCTCCAAAAATTATCCTCGGTAACACCAATTATTTCCTCTAAAGGCTTTTTCATCAAAATTTCGTTATCATCTGCCTCAACATACATGAATAGCTGTTCATCAATTGGCTTACCATCCTCACTCTTCTGATCATCCCTATAGACAAAATGCAAAGTTAGTTCCACATAAGTCTCTCCCAGGACCGGATCTTCTACATCATCAACTCCCATCGCTTGCATTCTCTTATTCTTTTCTACCAACATATCCTGATTATCACTAGCCTTAACAATACCCATTTCAGTCTCATAAAACTTCTTCAATCTAGCCACTGCCTTCTTATCATAATCATCATTGGCCTCAATTACTGACAATGGTGTGAATATATGAGTGTGAATCAAAAACCTAGAAGAATGTAGATCTGTTGGGTCAGTATAGCGAGATACTAAAATATCCTGAGTATCCTGGACTGTCATCTTCACCATGCCATCCACTACCTGCCACTGATCAAAACTCCTGCCAAACAAAAACACCTGCTTCTTATCCTCAATATCTTGCAGCTCCATGTTATTAGCATCCACTGTCCACTTCCAGTATTCATTCAAAAATACCTCAGCTTGCTTATCATTGTTTAAATTCTCGAAATAGAGGACTGGCATATCATCCACATCCTTAAGTAAGGTACGGATTATTTTCTTCATCATGGGGATATTAACTGACTGTCTCTGAGTCAAACGATTGATCGACACCTTATCTCGGTAGAGGGTATAATTTTCCAACCAATCCTCCTGCCTACGTTCGCGGTAATTGTACCCTGACTCTTTATTATTCAGGAGCATTTGCAATTCAGGACTAATCGGTGTTGGTAGTTTTTCTTCTGACATGAATCAATATTTACAAATAAAACTATTGGAAGGCAATACCAATTTTTATCCGGGCAATCCTGGGAAGAAGGGTCTTATGCCACCTGGATCGCCGGGTTCCCAATTAACTCTTCTACTATTAGCAATTGCATATCTAAGAGCATCCATCAAATGATCCATAAAATCATTAGGCTTATTAATGATCTTGTCATCCCGATCCTTCATCCATAAGAAATTCCTATATTCCTTAATTAAATTAGTACTTCTCTTAGTCATTGATATTCTCTGCTCCTGAACATACTGAATACCATGCAACACGCTATCCTTACCCTTCTTGCAAGCGACTATACTAATTCCATAACTCTTAATCTCATCAATACTCTTAGGCTCAGAACTATCCGCGATAGTCAATGCCTTGTCATAATTCTTAAACACATCGGCTATTTTTTTATTAGAGTATCCCTTTTGATAAAGAATCTCATCCAGAATATAGCCACCATCATATTCATAAATAGCGACAATGGCTGCTTCATCATTGGAGTATCCAAAGTCTAAACCATATCTCCATAACTTAGCCATATGAGGAACATCATCAATAATATCCCAACCAGTATATATCCTGCCCTCAACTTCACCCAAAAGACCTAAACCATAGACTCGCCACCACTGTTTATTAGGTTTCCTTGATTCAATAGCTTCAACGATCTTAGGATCTAAGGCCTCGTTATCCTTGTAAGTAAGCGTAATAAAATCTACATCCTGATTCGGAAATACATCTGTGTAC